TTGTTTTTCTCTGATCCGCCTGCTGCCGTAACTTTCGTGAAGGGTGCGGAGGCTTTCGCCGGAATGACACAATAGGCGGTCATGTAGGGCGATAAAGCCTGTCTCACGACATCGGCGATATCTATGCTTCTTTCGATGGTCATCCTCTCACCGCCTTCGTTAAGGTCATGTTTTCGGATTCCTCAAGCGCCGCCTCTTTGCTGACCGTTTTGACATAGCCGACATAACGGCCGCCACCATATCCGCCGGTCTGAACCTTTGCATCGAACCCTTCGCCGTTCGGCATGGATTCATTCGCGCGGTCCTTGATCTCGTCTCCGATATTCTGTAGAAGCTCCTTCGTTCCGGACGAAAAAAGGATGTCCTTGAATCCCTGGGAAATAAAATCAATCCTCGTGACTCCGTTCATCCTTCGTACCTCTTCAGCGTTATCTCGTAATGATTGAGTGCTCCGGTTGGAGAGTTCCAATCTTCCGGCGTTCCTTCAATCTCGTAAGTCTCCTCGCCCTGTTTGATTCTGTCGCCTGCCTTGATGTCGGCGTCAAGCGGAGCATATAGGACCTTCGTGTCGCTTATTCCGAGAACCCTGCCGTCCGTTGACATGTTTGTGGCTTTCCAGGTGATGCAGCAGTTCGCGATATTGACCGTCGTGACCTTGTCCTCGCTCCAGTCCGGATAAGTCGTGCCCCTTTCAGTCATCGTTCCGGGACGGATCCGAGTGATTGTCTGGTTGAAAAAAGATAACAACTTCCGCATGGCTTCACCCCATAAGTTCAAGAACGCCGATTCTCTGCTTTTTGAGTCCGAGCGTCTTTAAGTCAGAGGGCCAGAGGCGGATTGTGTCGGATGCGTTCGGGAGGGTGTATGTGAGGGAGAGCCCTCCGGCAGATTCCGTTGACTGTGTCGCTGGAAGCATTCCCGCCGGAGTATCAAGCTCCCTCAAAACTACTCCAACTGTGACGGATTTCACGACATTCGCATATTCAGGAGACTCCTGAACGAGGGCATCTATGTCTTTTCCGGCGGAATCGCCCGCCACGCGGATGATGTCGCTGACTACCGGCAGAAGGGCAGAGGCCCTTGTCTGCTCGTCAGCGCTCAATGCTCTTTTAAGACTTATGATGTCCTGTACTGTCGCAAAATCCGACATTTCACACCTCTTTTTTCTTTGTTGTCTTCTTCTTGGGTTCCTTGACTTCTTCTGTCCTGTGCGGAGTCTTGGGGGCCTCAACGGGCTCCCAGTTGGATCCGGAGAAGTCTTCCGGAAGATCCATCACGACTCCGGTTTTCACGTTCTTGTATGTCATTACGCGTTGCTTGTGAAGATGTGTCCGAAGGCTGCACCGTCCAGGATTCCCCAGCCGATGTATGCCTCGGTGCGGAGAAGGATCTGGTTGAGCTTCTTAAGGTCGCCCTGCCCGTCCGGATCACCGTACTCGATAAGCTCCATGGGAACGTTCGAAGCATAGCCCCACTTGAGGCAGTTCTGGAAGTCGCCAACATAAGCATCATTCGTGGTTTCGGTTGAAGCGGAGACTGCAACGGTCGGGTTGACATCGCAGTTGATCCCGCGGATTGTTCCGGGATTTCCTCCCCACATGAAGTCCTTGTAAGGTCTTCCCTCGTCTGCTACGGTTGTGGCCGCAAGAGCTGATGCGAAAGCGGGGCTCATCGCGATGCCGTTGCAAGTATATCCGTCGCCGAGCGAACCGATGGCCGCGCTGAGGAGCTGCTCCTTCGTGCTCGCAGTCGAGCTTGCAGTGGAAACGTCAGCGTGAAGGTCGAGGCAGTTCGTGCCGATTGCAGTGGCGGTTGTGGCGGTAGCGGGGTTGAGGCCATGGAATACCATGATGTCAAGGCCGCGTGCGATCTTCTTAGCGAAGCCGTCAGCGAACTGCTCGAGATAATCAAGCTGCTTATCCTCGGCGCAGTTTTTGAACTCGTCGTTGATACGCGCCTGATATACCACCTTCAGGGGAGTGATTGTAATGGATCCGACAGTTGCATCGCCGGCGGGCTTTGCAGCGCCCTCTGCTACGATCGAGATGTCCTTGTCGAGCGAGAAGGTCATGATCTCGTTGCCGTTGAACGCGATAGGTATCTGGTTCGCGAGCCTGGCTATGGATGACTTGCCGACAACCTTTGAAAACATGTCGTTGATGAGTTCCTTCGGGAAAAGACTTCCCATTGCTACTGATGACATTTAGATTCCTCCTTGCTTTAAACCATCGAGCACCGTTTTGAGCTGTGCTCTTCTTGTGTCTACTTCGCCGGCCGGCTCCCTTTGTACACCGGGAGCGGGCGGGGTTGTATTGCCTAAGAGTTCCTTGAGGCCCTTTGCGTCCTTCGTGATCGCCTCTTCGTTGTCGCCCGACAACCTTCCTGCAAGTTCGTAGGGGAGCCCGACTTCGTGAGCGATCTTGACCCTGAGAGAGTTAATCTCGTGATCCTTGACCTGACCCTTGAGGGTGGCGAGCTCTTTGTCTTTTTCCTCGACTCCCTTGAGCTGTTCCGCATACTTTGCGATTGCGCCGTTCTGTTCTTTGACCTGCGCTTTGAGGGCTTCAATCTCTTTGTCTTTTTCTGACGCCCCCTTCTTCAGCTCGTCATAATCTGCGTACTTCTTGCTTTCTCTTGCGAGGCGGTCCTTGATGACCGCGTCCAGTTCCTCTTGTGAATTGATAGGTTTGAAATCTGACATAATTTGTTCCTTTCCCCACTTCGATCCGCGTGGTGAGCGTAAAATGTTAAAAGCACAAGGCTTTTAATAGCTTATTTCTTGCTTTCTTTTTTGCTTCTTCGTGGTACTGCATCCCCAATAAGCGAGAATCACGGAGTCCAACAGGCTGACATCTGCGCCTTCAAGGAACGTCTGGAAGCCGAAGCCGCCCCTTGAACCGATTGTTCTCTTCTCGCTGTTCGACACGACTTGTGTGAGCGATTTTTGGTTCATGTGGCGGATTGTTTGTGCTTCTACTCCTTGGAGAAACATTGCATTTGCGGAGATAACCTCGGCAACCTTCGGAAGCACCGGAACCGGTCTGATCTTGTTGTCGTGCATCTCCTTTTTCAGAATGTCCTGGCCGCTTGCACCGTCTACGACCACCTTCTCGACGTCGGCATCCTTCAGAAACTTCAGGATCCAATCGTTCCCGCTCTTCATTGGCCTGCAATCAATCGCCTCAACAAAAATTTTGTCTGATGCGGTCCGAGCGGCTACGGAAAGTGATACATTCGCGCCGTCTTTGCCGTACTTGATGCCGACAAAGAGTTTGCTGGTCAACTTCGGCATCTTCGGAGCTGACAGAGCGACCCATTCGACCTCAGTTATCTCGGATTTCTGGCTATATTTGAGCCACAGGCCGAGCCTTTGGATGTTAAAATCAACATCGTCGCCGTCATACTCGCCTCTTACCGTCCTTTCGGTCAGTAATATTCCGAGCGAAGGGTTTGTTTGATACCAGGCTTCCTTGTCGAGAGGATCCGCTTGCTTCTCGATAGACCATTCAGCCCATCCGCCGTCCTTCTTTTTGCCTGTAAGCACATTCTCGCGGTATTCCTGGAACTTCGTTCCGGCTGATACCGATGTCGGGGGCGTTCCGAGATAGATGATCTGAGGATTCTTACTCGCAGAGGTAACATAAGTCAGCGCCGTAGCCTGTGCCGCCGTGTACTCTTGGGCTTCATCTATTACGAGAAGGTCGTAGCCCCTACCCAAGCCTCCGCTGTTTGTCCTCGTCCGGTATTCGATGCGCCCGCCGCCTTCGACATAGATGTGCTCTTTGCCGCTTGCTTTGTAGCAGTGAACGATCGGGATGCCTGCTGCCTCCAGAAGATCCATCATCCTCTCCCAGGATGAGTGGACCGTGTCCGTCCGGTGCGCGGTATGAAGGATGCTCTCCCCTGTGAGGAGCCCGTACATCTCCCGCGCGTACACGTCCTCCGTCTTTCCGTTACGCCTTGGAACGGCGTAGCCGAAATGAAGGTGCTTCCATGTGCCGTCCGGATTCACCGCCATAATGTCTTTGAGCAGATTCGCCTGCCATTCGAGCAGTTTGCTTCCGGTGAGAGCGTAGAGTTTCGCCGCCTGTTTGCCTTTTGTGAACTTGTACCGAAGCACTGCGGATTTTGTAGGGGTCTGTCGGCCTTTTCTTGCCATGACGACCTCCTTCATCCGCTTACTCGGTGTCTGGAGCTCTGCTCCTTTGGATTCTTCTCATTCACCACGTCCTTTTCGTCCAAACATCTTGGCGCTTTCCGGCCGAAATATATTCAACCGTGCAATCACAGTTTTCATGTCGCCGATAAACGTCTTTCGGGACATCCGGATATTCATATTCGCCCTCAACTTCAAGGCACCACGGGCAAGCATTCGCGTCGGCTGTTCGCACGATCTTCGGATGCAGGCCGCTCGCTCCTTGAAAATCGACGTTCTTTTTGAGCGTGTCATCTACGACATTCTTTGAGAATGTCTTGACCGGATCATCGAGGATCCATTTCACATCATCGAAAGGCTCAGAGGATAGGCGATCAATGATGCCCTTCGCTTTGTCCTCGTCAAATTCTGCGATCTGTGGTTTGATACCGATGCCTGCTGCCTTGTTTGCGCTTCTTTGCGCCTGAATCGCAGCGGCGGAGGATAACTCGTACCCTTCCTGAAGCATCGGGAGAACCACTCTGTTCGCGATATTGAAATACATCATCCCATCGGGGAGGATTTCGGACGTAATATTGATCTTGAATGCCCGAGACAAGGCCGCGCCGACCTTGATCGCATAGTGATAGGCTTCTTCGTAGTTCTTTACGCCTTTCGCGATACTTTCTCCGAGTCCTTTGGTCTTTGTCGCAAAGCTCTTTTTGACAGTTTCAAGCAGTTCGGGTGCTATGTCGTCCATGTGTTACACCCCCAAAATCTCGTGTATCTTGTCCTCGTCCAGATAGCCCGGCATTGCCTGGTTGATCTTGTAAATTGCATCACCCAGCGTTCCGAGTTGGGAGGCGTCCGGTTCAAAGATCGGTTCCCATGTAGCGTGAGTGAGATAAACCTGCTTCCTCTCGTATGCAGCATTGTCCCTCACACACGCTGCGAGATATCCGGCGTTCAAAAAGCATCGTCCGAAAACCTTTTGCGCTTTCCTTGCGGTCAGCCTGAGTGTTTCGTGCGATGCTTTGATTGCGTCGGCGCTCTGTGGATTGCTGGTAACGAATCCGAGATCGTCGAGTGTGAGTCCTGTTTCGGCGGCGAATAGTGATGCCATCATTTTCAACTGCTCGCTGTATGGTTGAGGGCTCGCGGTGTTGAACTGTCCGACTCTTGTGTTGTCTCCGTCCTCTTTCGCGGTTATCTTGAGAAATGAGGAGGCTGACGCTCTTCCGCTTTCAAATTCGGTCTCCGGATCCAGCCCGAGAATATACTTTTGCGGGAATGAATAATATTCTGCCGTTATCTCGGCGCGCTTAACTGTTCTCATTGCGCCCGATGCCACATTCATGCAGGTTCTTGAAATCCGTGAATGACCGAAAGGGCGTTTTGCATCCGGGCGATAAATAACCGGAACCAGAAGCGGATAAGGTGCCGGATTGATGACTCTGTACGTCTGAATGATCCTCTCTCCGACCACGGAATAGTAAACGGTCTGTTCTCTCGTAAAATATGCGGACTGTGTGACATTTCCGTTCGTGTCAACTTCCAATTCTGCATACCCTTCGTTGAGCATTCCCGTGGCGTCGTCGATGGTTCCTGTTGCTCGGCTACCGTCTATCACCTGAAGAAGGGGAACGTCCCCGTTCGGGGTGATGACGATGAAACTGCACGCCGAGATCAGGGCCGAGAGTATCGCCGAATCATATAGGACATCGGGGTTGTTCATGTCGAAGATGCCCTCGATGTCGAAATTGTCGCCTTGCCATTTGTAGAAGCTGATCCTGTCGGCGAGCGTGTCAACCGCCTTCGTGCACCAGCCGTTGATCATGTGAAAGTCTTTCAGCCTTTCCGGAGTGAAGATGCCGAAGTCTACGGCGGTGTGCTTCTGCTCGTAGAAATCATAGCGGAGCTTCACTCTGGCCTTTTTCATGACTAGCTTATTCTTGAGCCAATCAATTCCCTTGTATTCCATCAGTCTTTAATAGCCTCCAGAATCTCTTTGATCTTGTTGCTCTTATCCTCTCCCGTCGCCGGAGGGAACACCTTGTAATATTCCCTGGGCGTGAGGAGAAGCTTATCCTCCATCATGAGGATGTCGCGTCTCAGATCTGACACGACTCTCACCATTGGACTCAGCTTTGAGGTTCCGGCGGCGCTCTCGGTTGAGATGTCGTCGTCACCCTTTACTTTTTTCGCAAATTTTGAGTATTTTTCGACCATTTCCGCATATCGGGCAATGAGATCGTCAAATTCCGGCCGATAAGTGCCTAAAATCTGCATTTTTTCGGTTGTCGACCTTATGACGGAAGCCTTCGACATAAAATAAAGTTCCTTCTCTCAAAAAAAATTTGCACGCGCGCGTAGGCGTTTTTTTGTACA